TGGTCTCCTTTCTACCGGATTAGCCAACCGTTTTACGATTGACGTCCGAATAGTTTGTCCTGATTAGCAGCTAAGCCATGCCAAGTATTAAAACCGGCAAGCTGATCTTTCACTTCCGTGACCGAGAAGCCCACTTCTGGGCGTTCAGAGACAGCGTAAGTAGAAAGAATTTCGTAGTCGTTGACCGCAGTAAGCGGATCAGCGACTATCTTCTTGAAATCCAGACGCGCGACAGAACGGATCTTTCCGTCACCTGTTCGCGTGTGAGAGATTGTCAAGGTGTAAACCCCATCATCGGTGCCGTACACGGAAGTAATCGTTCGATTATTTGACGTGGATGACAGTCGATTCAAGGTTTTAGCAACAGCTGCAATTGTGATTGTGATCGGATCTGAAAAAGCCAAGGTTGACCTCCAAAGTTAATAGGGTGGTTAACCACAAATCAGAACGCTGGTACCCTAGTCCATACGCTCCTGAAGCATTGTGGCCGAGTCATTGCCGGTCTTATCGGAATTTCTGAATTCCAAGAGCAGCAACGATAGATAATTGAACCCCAGATAAGCCATTGGGGTCCAGGCCAAATCCGAATGGAGTGCCTGCATGATCGCGTTGCTTCGAAGTCAGCTTTCTAGACCACGAGAACGCTCGTGAACCTTGGGAGAAAAATAGAGTTTGGGTAAACACCATCTCTCTCTGACGGTACAACATGATATACAGGTTCTTGGAGACTACGCCATTTGTGCCGACATCGGTCAATTGACCAATAACGTCGCCAGCATTTGAGACGTAATCTACCAGCCATGAGTAGGGAGTTATGTCGTAAAGAAGCTCCGGGTTTATATCAGCACCATAGAGCTTAACAGCTCTCTGGACATTATTCCAAGCGGAATCATAGTCCAGCATGTTGCGATCAAACGCGGGTACATAGAACTGAAAGTCTCCTGTAAACCACCCCTTTAACTTAGTTAAAGTAGTGATTGACCATTGACCGACAGCTCCTGTATTAGCTTGAGGATCACATAACGATTGGTGGAACGTAGTAAAAGGCGTTACTTTCACGCCGTCCCCTCCAACAGTCGTAATATCCTCTTGATTCTTATATATCCTCTTCAAATGATCCCACCGGCCGTTTCTGTCTGAAATATTAGACACATACGCACGGTAGTTGTCAGTGACCCTTAATAAGTCACTAACATCTTTGATCAAAGGTAAAGCGCCGAAGCGGTAGCTGAGCCATTCGTCAGATCCCCTCTTAAGGGATATGATCGGGTTGTGCGGCTTGCCTCCTAGGGAGCGATAAAGGTCACGAAGACCTCGAAGCGCACCTTTCAGAGTGCGAGGCACGTCCTCGATCTCGGCAATTGCTTGACCGAGACCTGCCTCAGCAATCTTAGGTCGCATTTTTGCGACCAGAGGATAGTAAGGGTCCAGACTGGGAACGATCACCGGGTTGGTGGCAAACGAGCCGGTCAGATAAACTGAATCGGTATCATCGAAGCCACTAAAATCAGGGTTATAGAACCCACCCGTGAATCTAATAGGTACAGAACCAAATCCAGAAACAAAAACTGGGTTTTTGGAGTAGTAAGTACCTAACCCCTGTACCGTAAAAGGTCCCTTGTCCATTGACACACTTAAAAACGGGCCACCTTCCAAAGATCTAGACCATTGGGGATGTTTTTCATCCCGAGTGATCTGAACTTTCCGAAACGAACCTTCAGGTGTGAGTGAGCCGGGAGCAGAAAATTGCACCCATTTGCCTCCAAAGAGGCACTCAAGCTTCATACCAGAGGGGGTTCGAGGCGGTGGATTAGGTTGGACCCTCATGCGTCTTCTGGACGTAGGGCTGAACGCTATCGACATAAAAGAATATACTCCTTATTCGAAATTGCCCGTCCGGACTCCGGTCGGGTAATGATTTGGGCTGCATCGCTGCAAGTCTAGGG